TCCTTTTAACCATTTAAGTCAAAAAGACTTCTTTATCCAGTTAACATTTTAAATAATGTTAACAAGTCTTTGTATCGTATAGTAACCAATGGTTCATGACGATCTTCTTTTAGAATCTGTCCATATACATGTTCACATGGCTTAAGATAGTCTGCAATAGCTTTCCGACCTTTGACCTGGAACCCTAATACCTTTGATGATATTTTGGGTTTAAACTGATTTGGTATTTCTATTGTCATATCTACTTCTTCATGCCAGCCCAGTGATCGTCCATCCGATCCCCATGCTCTACGTGATACAAAACCAAATCCTTTGGCTAAATTGACACATTCTCTTTCAATTCTGTTTCCTTTTTGTTTTGGTGCTTTTCCACTCATTCTTCTTCATCCTCGTTTGATCTTCGGTTTACTTGTAATTCAGAATAAGTTGGCATTCCTAGTAACTTCCATATTTCATCTAAGTAAAACTTACCGCTTGAACTCATTCTTTGCTGATCTGATGCTTCCAGATTTGACAATAATTCTATTAATTTTCTTGTTCTGTCAGATGCAATATTTAATTCTACTTTACTCATATTAACCATCCTTTCTTAATTGTGAATGATGTGAATAATTCTAATCTTGTTATGCCAATCATTACATGAATATTCTCACCGCCAAGAGTAGAATACCCTAAGGCAACTAAGAATGTTCTAAATAATATTATTTTATAGGTCGTCCTTCTGTTCTCCCTGATCAGTATCCGTTTCATTATTTGGAAACCCATCAGGTTCCAAGCTTTTCCTGTCTTCATAGATTGTTTCCTGTTTCTTAAATGTCATTAATGTTGTTTCTTGTATATCATGATCATGTACATAAACGTATGCATCCATTCCTTCTACTTCATGTACCATGCCATCTTTTATGTGTATCTCTACTACTGCCATTCGGTTCTCCTAGGTATGTGGTAAACAAGGCACAAATAAAGGAATCTGTGCCCTGTTTTGTTAACTTCTCTTCTCAAAAGTGAAAGTTTCCCAGTTGTAATTTAGCAATATTTCAAACGTAGATTCATCTCTAGCTTTTAAACTTTTGATTACTCTACTTCTACTCATCTCCTTACCTTGAAATGCAATGATGCAATCTGATTTTTGTTCTATAGAACTATTGCCTTTGCCACTATGTACAGTAAGAGTGTTTGTTTCTTTGAAACTATAAGATGCTGATTTTGAAATATGATGTACTGCTAATACCATTACATCTTCTTTCATAGCCAGATCCTTTAAACCGTTAGCGATTACTTCCTGTCTTGCAAAATCGTCTTTACCAGCATATTTAGCTGGGACACGATCAATTGTGTCTATAACTACGATCTTTGCTTCAGATTCAGATACTAGACTGCTTAAGTCCTGTATATCAGGGCATGCAGTCATTAATTTGATATGCTCTATTGAAGACATACCGCGTTCAATAATATCTTTATCCTTGTTCTTGAATGCACTTATTACTTCCTGTTTCGTCATATACAATGTAGCCTGTAAAAATCGTCTTATCATTGTAAGATCATCTACTTCTAGTGATAGAAATAGAACTTTAATGTTAGGAAGTCTAGTGATCAAGTATTGAAAGAATGCTGTTTTACCTAAACCAGTATCACCTATCAGTGTAATTAACTGTCCTGTAGTGAATATGTGCGATTTAGGTATAAACGGGAATATTTGCTTTAAATCAAAAGATCTGTCTGTATAATCTGATGTTAAATGTTCAATAAGCTTTGCAGCCATATCTTCAGCATTTAGTATTGCAGACTCTTCATCTAGATTTTTGTATTTAAACAGCAAACATTTACTATCGCAATACGGCTGCAGTACAGGGTGACTGCAACCATATGTATAATCATTCTTAAAAGCATCGCTTACTATCCTGCTTACTTCTACTGCTGGGAGTGGTTCATCCATTTTAGACATATAGGCTCTTGCCAGATTATCACATGCAATCTTATCGAATGCATATTTCTTTCTCCAGATACTAGCCAAAGCCAACAGGTGTTTATGTCTGTTCTTTGGTACGTGTCCAGCACTATAAATATGCTGTACACATGTAATGTATCTTGTGCTTTGACCTTTAGCGTTATTGAATACTTTACGTACTTCTTCAGTATTCTTACGGCTAATGTCTATAGGATCTAAACCAACAATCTTTTCTTGTTTAATCTTATGTGGTATATAATCAGTTCTTACTTCCCTAGCAAGTTCTGTAATATCGCTGTAGGACATATTCTCAAGTTCATCATAAGATATAGGTATCTTAAATAACCTTGCAGTCCTGTGGTAAGAGTGTCCTGCACGTATCAATCTTCGGCTATCATAGATATTATCCATATATTCGCCAAAGTCACGCTGCATGGTTGCTCTTACTTGTTTAGCCACGATATTGGAGTCTTCAAAACCATAAACATTAGAGAGATGGATGTGAAAGCCTGTACCTGAAAACCATATATTATAGTATTCAGATGTAATCAGTTTCTTTTCCATCTCATCTATTATTTTTACTACGTTGTCTATGGTTTTTAGACCACCATTATCTTGTGTACCATTTTTAACATAATCAATATCTATAACAAGTTTATCAACACCTTGTTCTCCATTGAATCCTGTTACTGTATCGTTCTTTTTTACAAAATCAACAATACTTTCATGGTATAGGAACATACTTCGGTAGACTTCTCCACCTTGGTTTTCCTGAGCTATACTAGAAAATTTGTCCAGCTCACATAGATGATTCCTGTTACTTACACTTCCAGTTGCATACTCTATGTACCAGTTTTTAATCTCCATGTATTCTCCGCACTTTTAGTGTTAATAACTTCAATTCCGCTTACATCAATGTCATCAAGTTCAGTACCTCTTTACCGTACTCAACCAGCGAGGTTTCGATTTCATGAGATTTCACGATATCGATTCCATTATTCAATCTTTGGCGTAACCATTTCATCAGTATGAACTTTGTGGTTGGGCCACTCATGACTAAATGTCTAAATCAAAATCTGCAGCAGGTCTTTCTTCTGCTGGTTTTGAAGTTTTGGGTTTAGAATTAGCACCATAATCAAAGTCTGTAGACGGATCATCTGTTGCGAAATTCTTAATCCAGCCATCTTCAACATCTTTTAAAACTTTAGCTTTTAAATAGCCTTGTTGTGAATTAGATGGTGCAACAATCTGATAGGTATTCCAGAATGGTTTCCCGTTCTTCTTCAGTTTTGTTGTTTTGTAACTGCAAACCATGAACTGTTTGTCTATGACATCATCAAGCCATTGGTCTGGTATTGTATAATCTTCTTTTAAGAATAAATTCTTCTTATTAAAAGCAGATTCAAAGAATGTTCTTACTTTGAATGCAGATCCCCATGATTTTGGATCATCATGTTTGATCTCGCGTTTAACATTACCAAAGATTTCCAATTCCTTATCCCAATCTTGACCGTCATTGTATGAAACAGTTAGAAACAAGTCGAATGTTGGATTCCAACTTCCCCAATGTTTCTCTACATCATAATCAAGTTTTACAGCTTTTACTGTTGCTATACTTTCGTATCCACCAGCCATTATGTTTTCTCCTTAGTTTTATTTTTAGCGGTAGATATCTTATCTACCAGTTTATTGATAGCGTCATCCGCTTGTTTTTCAGTAGGGTTAGTATTCATCCACTCTTTCGTCTTTTTAGCCGTGTCGGTGTCTTTTAGGGCTGAATCTCTACTTAACCTGTCTAGTTTTACATTTTGATCTACTGTGATATGACCATCTACAGGTTTTTTACCATTTAATAGTGTTTCTGGTCTGTAATCAAGATCTTTAATGTCTTCTCCGAACCAAAGTTCTATACCAAATCCAGTTAACATACTAGCTGCTTTTGCAATGCAGCGTCTGATCGTATTCTCTACCTGTGCAGAATCTGGGTTTGTTTCAGCCTGCATTTTAAAATTGCGGACTGCTAAACATTCCTGATGCTGATGTTCATCACCATCGGCATCTTCTACACTAAGAGTTACCTTTACTACTGCTGTGCCGTTAGGCATTAGCATGTATGGTATAGTTAATGTTGTACCATCTTTGGTTATTGTGTATTCATGTATCTTATAGTTGACATACTGAAAATTCCTTTTCAAATAGTCATGCATTACTGCCCAAGATACATAATCTGCTGAGAAATTTGCACCACCTTTTGTTTCCACATAAGGTTTATAGTCTTCATTTCTCAGTGTTGAGTAAAACTTGTTCATTCTAACTCCTTTTATTATTAATTAATGGTTCGATTAGCCCCTAGGAACGCATATGTCCTTTAACCGTGTGTGTTTATAGTAGATCCAACCTATCGTCACAGGATTTACAGTCCAGCATTTTTGCCTATCTCGTAAGCTCATCGGTGATCGAACCTGAAATAAAGGAAGCAGTGCACGATGTGAACATGCGGAGTTCATCATGAGGAGCAATCCCAAAGATGTGCACCACTTCCTAATTCTGTGGGATGTGCAAGGTATTTCAGCCAGCTCCTTGCCAAACAGGAATCTATTTCTTAAGAACTTCGAGTTACTCTTTTGTCTTAAGATGCTCATGGACTGTGTTCCATCCCAAATTTAGGGTTGTAAGTGTAAGTTTCGCTACAACACTCATTCAGGCACATGCTATGTACCTACTCCCAACCCTGTGTTAACATTTAAAACGGTGATTTGAGAAAGTTCTCTACACCATTTATTACCAAATTGAAGAACTGGGGTTTCCCTTTTCTTCCATAAGGGTTATTACCCTTTCTTTTTGGTTTTGGACTTCTACCATTCGGGTTTGGGGATTCCATCCCCTTAAACCAGTTTGGGTTACCGCGTTTTTCCATTGTAACTCCTTATGCTATTGCATATTCATGTAGTTTAATATGCTGTTCAATGATCTTGTTTGGTGGCGTACTTTTCAGTGCTTCCGTACAAGAATTATACAGTGACCACATATTTTTCTTCTGAAATGCTTCGTGTGGTGGATTCTTCCAAAGATTTACAGCTGTAGTAAGCTGTCTTGCTTTTAAGACTCCATAACCAAACATGCGTCCCAAGAACTGATATGCATCATCAGTAGTGAGTACTATTCCACCCATTACTTCACGATCCCTAATCAAGTTATGGAACTTATTCTGGCTATTGTATATCGTAGATACCAATTTGCTTTCAAGATCATCCCATACATTCTTAGTGTGTTTACGCATATAAGTAATCTCACCGCTAAATGCCATGTTATCACATACAAATATATGTGCTCCCATGCAAAAGCCGTTTGACATACTCTTATCGTAGCTTGACCTGATACCCAGTGCCAGTCCCATTTCTTCATGCTCACCTTCGTACTGCAATACTGCAAACAATCTTTGATCTTTACCAGCTAATGCATATTGTGCATCCTTAAAGCTGTGTTCTTTCAACAGATTGTCCGCTATCTTGCGTGTATTGGTGATAATATCAGTAAATGGTACAGGAACATAGGTTTCTGTTTCTTTTGGCAGTTCAACGCCCTGTAATTCAGCAAAGCTGACAGCACGTCCACCGCAGTGAATCATCATCATAATGTTATCCCTTAGTCTCCTATGTCGAAGACAGTTTTTATTTTCTTTTTGCTTTCTACACAGTTAACAAGAAGATCTACAGGTATGAAACCATGTATAGCGTTCCGTATCTTAGAGCTATTCTCTACATTAAGCAGATAATAAGCCAGTTTACGCATGTGAACCCTGCTTGTTTTTCCAGTGTACTTACGATAAATACCCATTGCATATTGGTATGTAGCCGCTGATCTCTTTTTAGTTAAGATCTGCTTAAACATTCCAGCTGCATAAGATTTACCAAGATACTTTTCCATATTTTGTATTCTATGCAAATATGTTTCTGGTATTTTAGCACCTTTCATATATCTCCATAGATACTGGTTGCCGTTTAACAGCATTGTATCTTCGTTTGTAGCAACAAATAGATCATCATACCTTTGATGTGATGTGCTATTATGTTTTATGGTTGGTATTTTAGTCCAACCGAGTAATTTGACTGCAGCAAGTCTTCTGTGCCCATCTATAAGAACATTCTTATTATCAATAATAACAGGACATAAGAGTCCATGTTTTTCTATATTTCTAACAAGCTTTCTTATTGTTTTTACCCTAACAGGTGGGTTCATCTTGCTTGGTTTGATTGTATTAATTGGTAGTTGTTTGTATTCCATTATTATCCTTTTGTATTAAACATTTCTTCACATTTTTCGATTTCATCACACAGTTTTCTAATGTATTCATCTTTTTTCATATCCTTTTTATCTATGTGATTGATTCTGTATGCATTTAATGCATCACGAATGACCTGCACTTCTTTCTTTTCATCAAAAGCCAATGCAGGTCTTTTATCTGGTGCTTGTGCTTTAATCATCGTTTAAAGCACTCTTAATGACCTTTCTAATGTCATTATTGTCTGTTTTTATGTTAATCATTGTTCTTACCTTTAAAAGCGTAAGACGAAGTTTTGAAACAGTCAGTCTTAATCCTTTACATTCATGTTTCAGATTTCTTATATCGTTCTCACGATCCAATAAGAGTTCATTGGTAAAGAATTCTTTAACTTTTCCCATTGTTTCTCCTTTATTTCCAAGGTCTGCTTTGACGTTCAATATATCCATCTACTTTACTTTCAAGATATAGTTGTTCTCTACGCATGTCCCTTTTGTTAAGGAACACCAGCCACAGTATTAAGACAAACACTATGGCTAGGTTCACAAATACAAACCATGAAACATAAACTATCCAGTTAGGTAAGTCTAGTATGATCATGATTTCTCCTTATTTACATCGGTAATGATTGCCTGTTCTATGCCGACTTCTCCCATGATACGAACTATTTTGCTTAGTTGTGTTCCAGATTGATTCTTTTTTGTCTCAATTGTAGCACCGCTAACAAGGAGTTCAATATCATAGCGTCTTCTATCTATTATCAGATCTGCAGCATGTTTTGTTCCGTTAGCCGCTAGTTTAACCATCTGCACTAAAGCAAATGCTAGATAACTGGCACCTTTTGCTATAGTAGCAAATGTTCCTGCCTTACTCATGACGGCTTGATGT